TTCGGTATGAACAAGAGCTGAAAAGCTAAAAGACCGACTCAGCCTTAAGTGGCTGCTTAGATGTAGATGCGAATGTAGAAAAACCCTGCTTTTCCCCGCCTAACAAGGAGTTCGATATGTCGATGCGCGGTCAAAGCTCGGGTGGATTCAAGGAAACGTCTGGCCGAGTTCAGTTGTTCCATGTGGTTACACGCAATAGCGTTGGAGCCCTTGCAGCAGATGCGTTCACCCAGGCTAACCCTGTTACCTACACGGGCGCTACAGTTAAGTCTACAACCCTAGCCGGTATTACCAAGGTCGGCGTTCTAGGTGGTTCGGTTGCGTTTACGCGACCTCAAGTTGGTAACAACCTTACGGGCGGTCCCGCTACTACAGCAGGCCCAACGTTCTTGGCAGGTATCAAGCCTCTTGGTATCTTCATCAACGACGCCGTGGGTAATGCCTACGAGAACACCCCAGGACCTGCCTCTGGTCGTGGACCCTACGTCCACGGTTCGGGTACGGTTATCGGAGTCACTCTCTACGAGACCATGATTCTTCAGGCACTAGGCCCTGGCGCCCTAGCTGATCCTCTCACATATGCCGCTGGTGACCTTCTCTACGCGTCGGCAAACGGGCTTCTCACGAAGCAGCCAGACGACTCGTACGAGCAGCTTCAATCGGGCGTGTTGTTCGCAACAATGCCTACCACCACCGTCATGGGCGTCGTTTTGGCGGCTCCTGATGCAACCAACCCATTGCTCGTGCTGAGCATGCGCGTCTGAGCGCAACAGCTCTCTAAGAAAGGATAAAGGCACTAACAATGGTTTCCAACGAAATTAAGCAGCAAATCATCAGCGAGTACATCAAGACTGCGGCAGGTCGCGCAAAGCTTGCTGCCTCGATGATTCAACCCCTCCGCTCGCGTCGTGACTACACCGCAGTGGGTCGTAAGACCTTCTTGGTGGAGCAACTTCCTGACGGCGCACTTCCACTCTACGACAAGGACCCGGACGTTACGGCCTACGTCGTTGGCGAGGAAGGCGAGAACATCCTTGCTATCCAGAAGCCACGCAGAGTGATCTTCCCTCTGTTCGAGGTTGCCTCGAACCCAGAGATCCCTCTCACCCAGATCAAGGAGCGTCGTTTCGACCTCATTGAGCGCTCGCAAGACCTTGCGAAGGCTCAGATCCAGGCAGCTGAGGACGAGCGTGTGTTCGCGGTTCTAGACAGCATTGCTGTCTCGGGCTTCGACACTCTAGCAGGGCAGACGAACCCCGACATCAACGTCGTGGCTCCAATCTCCCCAAGCGTCCTAGCTGACGCGTTCGCTGAGGTAGAGCGTCACGACCTTCGGGTTGCTCGTATCTACATGAACGCAACCGACTACGCGGACATCCGTAAGTTCGGTCGCGACATCCTGGACATCGAGTCTCAAGCAGTTCTGCTCAAGACTGGTCTTCAGGCAACCCTCTGGGGCGCCCAGATCATCACAAGCCGCCTGGTTCCAGCCGGTTTCGTGTACATCTGCGCCGAGCCAGAGAACTTCGGACGCTTCCCAGTACGTACGGAACTAACCGTTCTCAGTGCGGACGACGCGAAGGCCCGAACCATCGGATTCTCATGTTTTGAAAATATCGGCATAGGTGCCTTCAACCCACGCGGACTTACACGCTTGGTTGTCACCCGAGTCTGATAAACCAGCCTAGAGATAGGCACCTCAAAGGACCATCCTGGAAAACCAGGATGGTCCTTTGGCAGTTGGTAAATGCACCACTTGCGTTTCTCGAAACATGATGTACCCTTAACGCTTAATGCGAAAGATCGATTGTCCTGTCCCGGCTGAGGAGTTGCGTCGTCTTTACCTAGATGATAAACTAGCCGACCCAGCTATAGTGGAGAGGTTGGGTGCGGGTGCCACGCTCAAACGGGTACGAGCATGGCGCAAACGCTTTGGGATCGAGACTATCTCCCCATCCGAGCGTAATTATGTCCCACCTATAGAGGGTAGTCTCCGTTCCCTTCTGGTTGGGTCTATGTTAGGCGATGGGGGTCTGAATCGTCAGCCCAACTCTACTAGGTACATGGAGAACCACGCCAACAACCAAAAGGAGTACCTGGAGTGGAAGCAAGCCCAGTGGGGCTCGTGGGATCAGGTTGGCATCAAACCCGTAACCTGGGTTCTCAAGGGTCAATCGTTTGCTGGTTGGAGGTTTGCAACTGTCTGCCATCCCAGCCTCAACGAGTGGCATGCCTTGTTTTATGGTGGCCCGAAGGGTCCAAAGCGCCTTGAGAGGGAGGTCGTGGATCTTGTAGACGAACTTGCCCTGGCGATTTGGTTCATGGATGATGGCTCGGCTGGTTGGTGGCCCTGTTTTACATTCGGGATGGATCTCGTAAGCCGTGGGATCGCTTACGCAATCTTCGACAAATTTGGATTCCATCCTGAATGGGCACCCCACCAGGGAAAGACTGGTGACTTCCTTCTCAAGGGGGAAGATCAAGCCAACCGATTCATAGCCCTCGTGAAACCTCACATGCCGGAGTGCATGCACTACAAGCTGAAATTCGGATTCCAGGGGCGGCACTACCAAATACGCCAGTCGCTGACAGAAGAGACGCTCCGAAGCTTAGCATCCGATGGGGTACCCATTCGCGAGATGTCCCGTAGGCTTGGGGTTGGGTACCAGACCGTGAGTAACCACCTTAAAGACTTTGGCATCCATCACCCTAGGAAGGTGGGTCGGCCTGTGAAGTGTGTGGGAGTAATCACCCAGACTCAAGAATCCGAAATCTAAGTGAGGGCTCCAGGACTCAGGGATCTTCTTGTAGCCTACCCAACGTATAGGAGAGTGACTCATGGCATTACTAGATGCGGATGCAACGTTAGCTGGAGGGGCAACGCAAGCGGTAGACGCAGCTCTACTCTATACGTTGGATTCGGTTTTTGGGGGAGGTGCGACCCAAACTGGAGATGCTACTCTTCTCTATGACGTATCTTCAACTATGGTTGGTGGGGCAGACCAGGTAGCGATTCCGACCCTTCTGCTAGACTCTCTAACAGGTACCCTAACGGCAAGTGGGGATCTCGTTGGAAGCGTTTTCTATGTTGGGGCTTTGGACTCAACGGCAGCTGGAGGTGCCTCTGTAGCGGTAGACCTACTTATGGGCGAGTTGGGAGCTGTAGACTGTAGCGGATCTGCAACCGTTGTAGCGGACCCTACCTCTCTCATGGCTTTGGGGTTGACTCTAGAAGCTGCGTCCTACTTGGTGACCCCTTCCTTGTGGAGTTCTCTAGGGGTACCCCTACCTTTGGTGTATGGAAGTGATACGAACTTCAGTTCTACCATGGGTCCAAACCTCATCACCTCTACTGTGCGTAGCCCAGCGTTCTCTACGAGAGGGACCGGGAAGTTTTCAGCCGAGGGTAAGCTTACGGGTGGGCAGGGGTCTATTGACCTTTGGATTACAACTGGGGCGACAGGATCAGCTAGGTCCTAGATTGTACTTACCAACGGGGTAACCAATAACTTCCTAGAGATCCTCCTCGACACAAACAACAGAGTTAGTCTGATTCACCGTTCTGAGGCGACCGCCATTGTAGCTCAAGCTACTGCGCAGTTTGCAGCGGAGCCAGTTGGAACTAGAATGAATCTAAGGTATGTTTGGGACTCTACTCAGGCAGTTGACGTGTCCACTAGATTCGCGGTACTGTACAAAAACAACGAGAAGATAGCCACTTGGGCGACTGACCCAACGGCAGCTTGGGATAGTTTCTTCCCCACCCTTATCTACGTAGGAGTTGGAAGCGTGGCTACGGGCGGAGACTTCAACGGCACCGTAGACAAGGTTCAAGTTGGTACTGCCTGACAGAGGGAGCTTCCTATGCCACCGTTGAATATCTGGACAATCGGACCATTTGTGTGGTGGTTGCATGTCACAGACGCTACTTTACGTCTCTGGGGTTTGAAGAAGTGACCAGTGCAGTGGCTGGGCTGCAACAACTACTCCTCTGAGCTTGTCTACTATAGGTCCAGCATGGGATCCGTACTCACCTGAGGCCCCGCAGTGAGTAGTTCCCAAGACTTATTTTCACCCAGTCGAACTTTTCTGGTTGATTTCGCTAGCGCGATAAATGTACTTGGGTTATATAGTAGGAGTACTTAGGCATTGTTGATGCCAAATATCGTAAGATATCGAAAGGACAAGAGAAAATGACAAAGACAGAGTTGATTTCGGCCCTCGCAGCAGAGATGGAAAGCAGCAACAATAAGTCCACGAAGGCGACCATCCGCGCTTTCCTCAAGGCACTTGAGGCTGTTTCGTGTAAGTCCCTTAAGAAGGACGGAGCGGTTACAATTCCTGGTCTCGTGAAGCTACTTGTCCTAAAGGTGGGCTCGAAGCCAGAGCGTAAGGCTCGGAATCCTGCGACTGGCAAGGAGATGATTGTCCCCGCGAAGGGTCCGGGCAAGAAGCTGAAGGCTCGATTTGTCCGTTCGCTGAAGGTCGGTGTTGGGCAGATTGCGGCCCCACCGAAGAAGGCTTCGACGGCTAAGCCTGCGGCTGCAAAGGCTGCAAAGCCTGCAAAGCCTGCGGCAGCTGCTGTCTCGAACTGAAGTCGGTCTGAACTCTCCTCAAAACCCCTCTCCCTCTAATAGGGGAGAGGGGTTTTGCTTTCCGATAATCTACTTGTCATACCCACC